GCAACAACAGATTGATGATGCTGATTGGATGGGTGAGTATGATGATACACAACACCTACGTGCTGAACTAGAACATGTTAAGAAAGCTATGGATAATGGTGAAGTTTATTATCCAATGTTTTGATGAAGTACTGCGCTGGGGTATATCCCTTTATACTCTAGCACCTTTCTTGTACATCTTCTTAGTTTATATAGGAGCATTCGATTGACACATGAAGCAGAAGACGATGATCCGCATGATGAATCCACGCACTGGCTTGGGAAGATACATCAAGAGAGTAGCGACAGCAATGAGCGTGACAGTGAACGTGATACTAGGAGGAAGCAACAACCAAACGTTCAGCGCAAGAAACCACCAATGGAGAAAAGACGGTAAACCCAACATAGTATTCTTGATTGACTTATTCTTAGGTAAAGGTCATTGTCTAGAGTGTTGGGTCTACTGGAAAACGAGGAGGAAATGGTGAGCATTCCAGGTAAGACAGCAAATGTACGTGACATCGTATACTACTATCTACAAAGCGACAACTATAAACGCTTGTCTGCTAAGTCACAGCGTGAGTATGCTGCACAGTTAGAGAAGGTACTTTATACTGTAGTAGAAGGTAAGCAGTTGGGTAGCTACCGTGCACGTTCACTCAAGGCTAGACATACTAATCTAGCATATCAGCAGTGGCTACAGACAGGTGCACACACAGCTAACTATCGCAAGGCTACACTCAGCACAGCATGGCGTTACTGTATGCGTCTTGACGTTATGGAGAACGATCCAGTACGTCTTATCAAAACTGAGAACGCTAAGCCACGCAAAGTTAAGTGGTCACGTGAACAGGTGTCAATCTTTCTTGACACAGCATACTCCGACTTCAAGTGGCGCAGCATTGGGTTGATTGTACACATGGCATACGATCTAGCTCAACGTGTAGGTGACATGCGTGTCCTGACTTGGGATAAGGTAGACTTAGATGCCCAGCGCATAGACCTAACACAAAGTAAGCGTGGAGCAGATGTACACTTGCCTATCTCAGAGGCTCTGACAGGTATGCTACAGCAGCAGAAGGATGACTTTGGGTTTCAGCAATATGTTGCACCAAAGACTACGCCTGTAGCAGGAGCTTATGTGCCTTACCCAGTAGACCAGATTGATGATGCTATCAATGAAGTCAAGGATGCTGCAGGACTACCAAAGAATATCACTGCTATGGACTTACGCCGCACTGCTATCACTGAAATGGTAGAGGGTGGTGCTGACCTGGCTCACATCATGCAAGTCAGTGGACATCGTAGCCCTGACTCAGTAAGACCTTACATGGTAAACACATTCAGTGGTGCTAAGACTGCACTAGCTAAGAGAGGAGGACGTGATGAATAACAGAGAACTAGACTACTCTTTGTATAATAGTTTATATACTAAGGTTGGTGATAGATATGGTGAATGTATTTACTGTGGAATACCTGCTGAAGTTTTGGATCACGTACCTCCTCTTTCTTTTGTGCACTATGTAAGCGATAAAACAAAACAAAGTCTCTCTTTTTATTTAGTACCTAGCTGTGGTGAGTGTAATAATGCATTAGGTGATCAACCTTTATTAACTATACAAGAGAGAATAAACTTTGTAAGAAAGTATATAAAGAAAAGATACTCTAAAGCGTTAAGAGTTCCTTACTGGGATGAAGACGAACTTAAAGAACTATCAAGAACGATGAGAGAAGAAATAAGAAAAGCAAACACTCAGTCTAGTTGGGTAAAAGATAGGATAGTTTACACCCCTCCTGAATATCTTTTTAATTTAACATGTTATAAAGGTGACGTTAATGCAGAACGTTAAGAAATACGTAGAAGGTCTTGATATAAAAGAAGGAATGCAATACCGTGCTACGTGTCCTTGGTGTGGTGGTAAGAACACATTCACTGTTACCAAAGAGGATGGCACTGTGCTATACAACTGCTACAAGCTTGACTGTCGCATCAAAGGTGCAACTAGTACAGGCATGACAGCCGAAGAGATTATGGGTAGGTTACGCCCACAACAGAAACAGAAAGAGGAACATGAATTGCTTACGTGGCCTGAACATGTAGTGTCACCCAGCGCAGAGCATACACTACACACTAAGTTTGTCAGGCGCTGGGACTTAGAGTATGAATACTTGATGTATGATGTCAAAGATCGACGCACTGTGTTCCCAATACGACATGAAGGTAGGCTCATTGATGCTGTTGGACGTGCGTTAGATGGAGCTATACCAAAGTGGTACAGATACAGTGGGGTAGCTGATGTATACAAACGTACTATAGGTAAGCCCAGTGGTGTAGTTATTCTAGTAGAGGATGTCATTAGTGCAGTGTCAGCAGCTAAACTTGTACCAGGTTTAACAGGTCTAGCTATCCTTGGTACATCACTTAATGTTACAATGATGAAACATTTAGAGGATTACTATAAGGTAATTGTAGCGTTAGACCCTGATGCTGCACACAAGACCTTGGCATACAAGCGAGAGATAGAGTCATGGACAGGGTTAGACACAAGAGCATTAAGACTTGACGATGACCTGAAGTATAAGGTAGAGTCTGATATAATGAAACTTAAGGAGTTAGTTTAATGGTATGGGTATTACTCTGGATACAAATGACTAACAGTCAAGGGGTAGAGTATTACCAAATAAATACTTACCCTAAGCAAGAAGAATGTACTAAAGCATTGACTGAAGCAGAGGTAATTCTAAACCATCAAGGAGAAACAGTAGTTTGTTTGGAGGTAAAAGTTAAATGATAGAAGTAACTTACGTGAATCACATGGGAGATGACTTAGCTGTAGTTAATGCTGCACGTGTTAGCTTTGGTAAGAAATCTGATTGGATGATGCGTGTACACAATGGTGAAGCTAAGGTACTGCAACACAAGGATGATCGACTGATCAAGTATCTTGCTAGAAATAAACACAAGTCACCATTTAACCATACGTTCACTACATTTCATGTCAAAGCTCCAGTGTTTGTAGCACGTCAGCTAGTTAAGCATGAGTACATGCCTTGGAATGAGATAAGTCGCCGCTACGTTGATGAAAAACCAGAGTTCTATATGCCTGATGTTTGGCGTGGACGTAGTGCTGATAAGAAGCAAGGCAGTGAGGGTGAAGTAAAGAGTAATGCGAATGTGTTCTACTACAACACAAAAGCTCTAATGCTTTACAATCAACAACTAGACGAAGGTGTATCACCTGAACAAGCACGTATACATTTACCACAATCTATGATGACAGAGTGGTATTGGTCTGGTACACTGTTCGCTTTCGCTAAGATGTGTGGACTACGCCTAAAGGAAGACACCCAGGCTGAGACACGTATCGTAGCTGAGAAGATCGAAGACGTTATGATTAAACTATACCCTGTATCATGGGAAGCATTAAGGATGTATGAAGAATGACAACAGGAATGATTGGAGTAGAACAAGTTGAGGAACACGAGGATGGCAGTGCCACCTATCAGTTCCACTTAGATAACAAATGTGCTAAGCTACTGCAGGAAGAAGGACTGAAGCTAGTTCTATACTGTGCAGCAGCTAAGCTAGACTTGCAGATAGTGTATGACTTTATAGAAGACCATATCAAGTATGAGGCAGATGAACAAGACGATAAGTGGCATACTTGTGTATCTTGTGGTGGCCCAACGAAATCTGACTTTTGTAGTTTCTGCTTGGAGGAAGAGTAATGTACACAGTAGAGTTTGAGCCTGACGCAGCTATCATTAAGTCATTAGATGAATCTGATAAGTGTGAAGACATCGAAGTTATTATAGCTGATGATGGGATAGTATTCCTTCGCCAGTTCATTGAAGAGTTAAACAGACACGAGATAATATCAATTACATATCAGCAGCTACTAGATATTATGGCTGCGCTTAAGTCACCTGAAGGAGCATTCTATGCAAGATTCCAACCCACCCAAAACAGCAATAGTTGATAAGCGTGTACCGCTTGGCTATGTATACGTTGACCTATCTGTTGACGAAGTACTAGAAGCGTGTCACATGTACATCAATAATAAAAAGTTTGACAATGCACTTGATGCTGTGTATGACGGTGGGCATATAGAAAGCTGGGACTACTGGTCACAAGGAGATGTATAATGAAAGAGCTACAAGAAGAACTAAAGGAATGGCAAGCTAAGCTACAGCACCCGAAGCTAGAGGCTTATGAACGTAAGTTGATCCAGTGTGAGGTCGCATACTTACAGAAGGAAATACAGGATAGGCAGTACACAAAGCAGAAAGAGTACGCCTAACCACTGTCTTAGAGGAGACACAACATGATGGAACTAGCACTGATCCGTACACTTATGGACAAAGAGTTCTATGACAATCACAAGGGTATCCGTTGCCCTGATAAAATATTCACTAAAGATGTACGTAAGATTAAGCAGACGTTAGACTATGCTATGAACACGTATGAGAAAACTCTTAGCCCATCTGAACTAGAAGCTTTGTTCTATGCGGGTAACAACAGCATGACTACAGCTAACAAAGAAGCGTACCGTGATCTGTTCCAGAAGATTGCTAAAGAGAATCCACTTAACAATGAGATAGCTACTGATGTATTGTCTAAGTTGTTTCAGCAGGTAGTTGGTGAAGAGATAGCTAACCTTGGCTTCGATTATGTTAACGGTACAAAGGATACACTAGAGCCACTACGTAATCTGATCCGTGACTATCAAGATGACTTCATGCCTAACCTCAAGATAGAGTGGGATGACATGGACATTGATACACTACTAGAAGCTAACGACATACAGTCACAATGGAAGTGGAACATACCATCGCTACGCCGTAAGATAGAGGGTATCAGTGGTGGTCACTTAGTTGTTGTAGGTGCACGTCCTAACACAGGTAAGACTAGCTTCCATGCTAGCACTATCGCTGCACCAGATGGCTTTGCCCACCAAGGTGCTAAGTGTATGATCCTCTGTAATGAGGAAAGCTATGAGCGTGTAGGTGCACGTTACCTTAGTGCTGCTACCAGTATGAGCATGGAAGAAGTTAAGGCTAACATGGCTGTGGCTGCTATGCGTTATGAACCTGTACGTAAAAACATCTTTGTCAAGGACAGTACAGGTAAGGACATGTCATGGGTAGAGGCAGTAGTCAAAGCATACGAGCCTAACATCGTAGTGTTAGACATGGGTGACAAGTTTGCTAACAAGACAAGCGACAAGTCAGACGTGTATCTCAAGGAAGCAGCTATCCATGCACGTAACATTGCTAAGCAATACGGTTGCGCTATCATATGGATGTCACAACTATCTGCTGTAGCTGAAGGTATGGTACGTGTAGATCAGTCAATGCTAG